CTACAGTTGCAATCAAAACTTGGTTAAGCCAAAATATGCCAGAATTATTAGGGCAAATCCAAATTGGTGATAATAACGGCAGAGATGCTCAAACTAATTTTGCACAACCGGTTAGCCCGCAAGCAGCAGTTGGCGATGAGTACGGTGCACCCCCGACCGCTACTCAAAACAATTCAAACATAACTTACGAAAATTCAGATCCGTTAAACTTTATTAGAAGTTTAGCCGGTTTGGTAAAATAATTTAAAAATACGTTTGACTTCATAAATAACATTGTTATATACTAGCAGGGTGCTAGTAAATATCTAGGCATGTAGTACTTAAGACCATCTTTTAAAGGAAAATTATCATGGCAACATTAGCAGAAATTCGCGCAAAGTTACAAGCAACAGAAGGTAACAGAGGCGGTAACAAACAATCAGGTGGCGACAACGCTATCTATCCACATTGGAACATCGCAGAGGGCTCAACGGCTCGCGTTCGCTTCCTACCAGACGGTAATACAAAAAATAGTTTCTTTTGGGCAGAACGTGCAATGATTCGTTTACCATTTGCTGGCATTAAAGGTCAAGCAGATAGTAAGCCTGTTGTAGTTCAAGTTCCATGCATGGAAATGTACGGCGCAGCATGTCCAATTCTTGCTGAGGTTCGTCCTTGGTTTAAAGATCCTTCCCTAGAGGAAATGGGTCGTAAGTATTGGAAGAAGAAGAGTTATGTATTCAACGGCTTTGTACGTGAAAACGCATTGTCAGACGACAAGACTCCAGCAAACCCAATCCGTCGCTTTACTATTAGTCCACAAATCTTTAATATCATTAAAGCGGCTCTAATGGATCCAGAAATGGAAGAATTGCCAACAGACTTGCAACGTGGTTTGGATTTCCAAATCATCAAAACAAGTAAAGGTGGCTATGCAGACTACTCAACAAGTAAGTGGGCTCGCAAGGAATCTGCATTAACAGCAGAGGAACAAGCGGCAATTGATGAGCATGGTTTGTTTAACTTGTCAGACTTCTTGCCAAAACAACCAACTGAAGCAGACCTTAAAGTAATTAAGGAAATGTTTGAAGCATCAGTTGATGGCCAGCCATATGATGGTGACAAATGGGGTGCTTACTACAAGCCGTATGGTTTAGAAACACCTAATGCGGCTCCTAAAGCAGAATCTGCAGATGCGTCAGCTACACCAGCAAGTGCACCTGCTCCTGTAACAGCTAGTCCGTTTGTTGGTGATGAAGAAGATGAAGTACCAGCTCCTACTGCTCCAGTAGAAGCGGCTAAACCTGCTGCTAGTGTTAAAGCAGAAGATATTTTAGCACAAATCCGTAATCGTCAGAAACAGTAATGAAATTAACAGTTGTATTGGGCGCCTCTTCGGAGGTGTCTTTCAACATCTTATTAAACGATAATGACTTTGTCCGTAAATGGGTAGAGGAATTGCGTTGGTGTATGGCCAACTGCGACATTAACCAACAAGAAGCATTTCTGTCACTAATATCATTGGAAGATTCAGTTAATATATTAAACGATGCATGTTTAGTTATAAATCGCTATCTTAAGAATTTCATAGAAATTCGAGAAGATGTAATTAATCAACCGCAAGAATATTTCAATTATTTACATAGTAAATTTGAACTGTTAAGCGGCGGATTTGGTACACCTACTCGGATATTTGCTACTGCAAATACAGAATTAAAAACTTCTATACGAAATTTAAATTTGTTTATACATAGAGTAGAGACAAAAAGGAAAGGCTATCCATCGCTGTATATTAATTTTAATAAAGATCAATATAGACGTAAAGATTTAGCCGAGTTAGATTACAACAACTTTGAATTTAACTGCCCGCCGGGTACGTTGTTTTTACATTATGCAGAATTAGGCAAAGAGTTCGTTGACTTGTACGAAGATGGCCTTCCAGTAGATTACATTGGATTTTCAAATAGTTATCACTATAGCGGTGAGTGCTATTTAATGATGGATGAGTATAATCCAATGGGCGATCGGGGATATTATAACTGGTTAGTTAACCAAGGCATAGATCCGTATAATAAACGCCTGGGGCACGGTAAAATCCCACTGGGAACAGTTGATGATGTTGTTGATGTAAGGAATAAATTAACCAAGTATCAATATGTTAACAGTATAACAATAAATGAATAATATAAACTCAATTGGCTTTGCACTTGATCCTGCTAATGTACCGAGTTTTTTATTAGACTGGGAAGTTACTAAACTATGTAATCTAGATTGCACCTATTGCGGCAGCGGACTAGAAGCCGGCCACGACAATAGCACCAAACATCCACCGCTGGATGAATGTTTACGTACAATTGATTTCATGTACGAATACGTTGATCAATATATGAAGTACAAAAAAGAATCGCAACGAAAAGTAGTATTAAACGTATACGGCGGTGAAAGTTTATTTCATCCAGATATTGTTACAATACTAGAAGCTGTCAGGACTAAGTACGAACAATATAAGGACAACTGGTATTTAACAGTTACTTGTACCACCAATGGAGTAGTGGGACAAAATCAATGGGCTCGAGTAGTACCATTAGTGGATGAGTTTACTGTGAGTTACCATGCAGAAAATTTACCTAAGCAAAAGCAACAATTTATGAATAATATTTTGTATTTAAAAGAACAAAACAAACGATTTAAATGTGTTGTGATGATGCATAATCATCCAGATCTATTTGCCGATGCAGAAAGCATTGCAGAATTTTGCAAATTACACGATGTACGATATGTTAATAAACCGCTGGATAATATTGAACCAGAATGGGCATATACTCAAGACCAATTTACTAAACTAAAAACTTTTTGGATTAGTAAAGTACCTACTACCCAAAAATTAGAATATATAGACAAAATTGAGCTGGTTGGCAATAAAAAAACAGTTCAGAGCATAGATGAAGGCCGTGCATGTTGCGGAGGACGCAAGTTAAGTCTAAACGGAGATTTAAAATCTAGTGTCAGTTTTATACCACAGCAAGGTTTTAAGGGATGGTCGTGTAGTGTAAATTGGTTTTTCCTTTTTGTGCGGCAGTACGATGGGGCAGTATTTACTAATAAAGATTGCCAGATGAGTACTACAGGTAAGCATGAACCGCTAGGAAATCTACGCAATTCGGATGTAATTATTGATACGCTAAAGTCTCAATTTGAAACAGGCTCAATGCCAGTTATAGTATGCCAGAAAGCAGTATGTATATGCGGGTTCTGTGCACCAAAAGCAAAAAGCAGAACAGATTTTATGGATTTAATTAAGAGAAACGTCCCGGTTGACGTTTTTCAAAAAGAGTGTTAAAGTAGCAAATAAGTATTTTAAAATATTATCAAGGAAACCCCATCATGGCAACTAAACCATTCGACGTATCAAAGTTTCGCAAAAGCATTACAAAAAGCATTGACGGTATTTCCGTTGGCTTTAATGATCCTACAGATTGGATTTCAACTAACAACTATGCATTGAACTATCTTATTTCCGGTGACTTTAACAAGGGTGTTCCCTTAGGCAAGGTCACTGTATTTGCCGGGGAATCTGGCGCAGGTAAATCATTTATCTGTTCGGGTAACTTGGTAGCCAATGCACAAAAGGATGGCATCTATGTTATCTTGATCGACTCAGAAAACGCACTTGACGAAAAGTGGTTACATGCACTTAATGTTGACACCAGCGAAGATAAGTTACTTAAACTTAACATGGCCATGATCGATGACGTGGCTAAGATGGTTAGCGAGTTTGTTAAAGAATACAAAGCAATGCCAGAAGATCAACGTCCTAAAGTATTATTTGTAGTTGATTCTTTAGGCATGTTACTTACACCTACAGACGTTAATCAATTTGAAGCAGGCGATATGAAAGGTGACATGGGTCGTAAACCTAAGGCACTTGCATCGTTAGTTCGCAACTGTGTAAACATGTTTGGTAATTTAAACTTAGGTCTAGTTTGTACAGCACATACCTACGCAAGTCAGGATATGTTTGATCCTGATGACAAGATCTCCGGTGGACAGGGTTTTATCTATGCTAGTTCTATCGTTGTGGCTATGCGTAAGCTCAAGTTAAAAGAAGACGAAGATGGTAACAAGGTGTCAGAAGTAAATGGCATCCGCGCCGCTTGTAAGATTATGAAAACACGCTACGCCAAACCGTTTGAATCGGTACAAGTTAAGATTCCTTACGAAACTGGAATGAATCCTTACTCAGGCCTGTTTGACATGTTTGAAGGCAAGGAATTGCTAAAGAAAGAAGGCAATAGCTCGGTATATACATTGTCAGATGGCACAGTTATTAAGAAGTTCCGCAAAGCATGGGAACGCAACGATGACAACTGTCTTGATAAAGTAATGGCTGACTATACAGCTAACCCACACCAGAAAGTTATTCCGGTAGTAGAAGTAGTTAACGAAGAAACTGGCGAAATTACAGCAGAGGAAACAGCAGAATGAGCATGGACGTAGAGGTATTAATCGAAGCGTATACTATTTTAAAACAGTATATTCCTGCAAAAGATCGACAAGAGGCTGTTGATAACCTAATGAGTGTTATGGTTGACATGCTCAGTGATGAGGAGTTGGCTAACTTTGGTGGCACTGATGGTACTACCAAAAAGGCACTTAAAGAATACTCGACAGACGACGATCTTAATGAGGACGACGGAGACGAGTACTAATCTGTGTGGTATAATCGAGTAGTATCTAATCTAGGAGAAATTCCCGACTTTATAAATTACTATGAAGGGGAATTAATCTCTGCACGAGCAGACGTTAAGATACACGGCAAGATTGAGAAGGAACTTAGCAACCTGCCGGGCGAGACTGAACATCGCTTTAATCAACTACAAGAGATTGAAGCAGTCTTAGAACATCTTAATATACAGTTACGCAAGATTAGACAAAAGCATTATAAGAAGTACCTAGAAGCATACGCCAGAGCATTAACTAGCAGAGATGCAGAAAAGTACGCAGAAGCTGAAGATGAAGTTATTGATATGGAAACAATCATCAATGAAGTAGCACTATTGCGTAACAAGTGGCTAGGTGTTATGAAAGGCATTGAGTCAAAGAACTTTATGCTGGGACACGTAGTCCGTTTGCGTACAGCAGGAATGGAGGATATTACTATATCATGATAGATTGGAAAGAATATGCAGATCAACTATTAGCAGAATTTGATCTTTGTTGCCGAGCTAAACCTAAACATGATGCAGTAAATATTCAATTGGATAAAGATTCTTGCTCTAAATTTGCATATCACTTGGCTACTCAACGTAGCTGGGGAACAGATACAGAAATTGCTGAATCATGCCATCAACTTGAACCTAGACTCAATAAATTAAAAGAAAAACTAGTAATGGAAATATTAACCAATGGCCCTGTTTAAAAACTCATATGATAGTCATGCCCATAGCTTAGGCATTTTAAATTTACTATGCGAATATGATAGTTTTTTAGATAACTTATCTGTAGTAGCTGACCTAGGGTGTGGCGGCGGGCTAGATGCAAAATGGTGGGCAGAGTTAACCACAAGAGATGATCCGCCAGAACCGCACAATTATCTTGTGTATGCAGTTGATCAAAATACAAATCAAATTGAGCCCGAAGTTCGTGGGATTCCAAACATTACTATAATCGAAGGCGACTTTTCAGAAAGAATTATTCCTAGACAAGTTGACCTAATGTGGGCACATGATTGCTTTCATGAGTCCAGGGATCCATTTAAAACTTTAGCTACATGGAAGTCAACTATGACGGTAAATGGTATGCTAGTGTTGAGTGTTCCTCAAACTACCTACTGGGATCATTCATACAGTAGACTAATCGTAAGTAACCATAGTCATCAGTATTACAGTTACAACATATTAAACTTGATGTACATGTTGGCAATTTCAGGGTTTGATTGTAGAGATGCATATTTTTATCGTGAACCTAATACACCGTGGCTATATGCCGCAGTATATGCCAGCGAGCATGGACCATTATCTGCTAATGCGTCGTGGCACGATCTAGCCGAGCGTAATTTAATTAACGACAGCATCATCAACAGCGTAAACAAATATGGTTATGCCCGTTTAGAAGATACTATAGTACATTGGTTAGACAAAGACAACTATTTAATCACAAACTAATATGAAAATTGTAATTGTAACTGGTGGATTTGATCCTATACATTCAGGGCATATTCGATATCTTAATGCTGCACGAGAACTAGGTGATTGGTTACTAGTTGGCATCAACTCTGATGCATGGCTAGAGCGTAAAAAGGGTCGTGCATTTATGCCTTTTGATGAACGTGAAGCAATACTGTATAACATAAAGTCGGTGGATGCTGTCCGTGGGTTTGATGATGCAGATGGCTCGGCGTGTGACCTACTTGAGTGGACAAAGAAAAACTTTCCCTACGCAGAAATCATATTTGCTAATGGCGGTGATCGTACTCAAGAGAATATTCCCGAAATGCGAGTAGATGGTATTACCTTTGCATTTGCAGTAGGTGGTGAAGATAAGGCCAACAGTAGTAGTTGGATCCTTGAGGAGTGGAAAGCACCCAAGACTGTACGCTCATGGGGATATTACCGTGTATTGCATGAAGTTGAAGGCACCAAAGTTAAAGAGCTTACAGTTGAACCAGGGCAAACGCTTAGTATGCAACGACATGCAGACCGTAGCGAGTACTGGATTGTAACAGAAGGCGAATGTCAGGTAGCCAACGGGACTGATACTACAATCGTACGCAAGCACCAAACGGTACAAATAGCAACCGGAAATTGGCACCAGCTAAGTAACCCCTTTACAGTACCCTGCAAACTAGTAGAAATACAGTATGGCGCACGTTGCGTAGAAGAAGATATAGAGCGTAAATAGTGTTAACAAAACTAATTTAAAACGCTTATTTAATCAGCCCAAAAATACAAACTATAGTATAATTACATTACGGTACAGAATTAGCTGTACTTAAACTATAGCAAAGGTAATAAATACATTATGCGTAATTTAATCAATCTACTAGAAGATTCAGTAAGCCAGTTAAAGGCTGACATCATTAAACAAGTTAAAAAAACCGACGATGAAGAATTGTTGGACCGTATCTTTACGGTACTCAATAAGAGTGGGCTGTCGGACCGTATTAGCGGAACACTAGAACGGGAAACTGATACAGCAGGTTATGTGGCAGATTTAACACAGATCATTATCGATACTCCGGGCACATATCAAGAAAAGCATGATTTTATTAACGGATTTCCAACAGGATATGTTGATGTTAAATTAATGTTATCTGGAGAACGTGTTAAATATTCAGATTTATTAACCGGCGGTACTTTTGTAACTCGTGTATTTGATAAATTAAAAAGAGTAACCTTTGGAACTGCTAAAGGACCAGGAGAATTTGGTCTTGCTGTTATGAGTCCGTATATTAGAATTACCGGTAAAGGCGATTTAAATATCGGTGACGATATTATTGAAGTTAAAGCAAGTGCTGGTAAAGAAGTATCAAGTGGCGGTGGCCGATTAGGAACGCCTGGTTTGTTACATTCAGACAATGTGGAAAGTATTATTGCCAAGCATCTAAACATCAATATGT